TTACTTCGTTGGCTCCACGATCTCGCCGACGCGACGATAGACGGTCTCGGTGATGCGCTTGTCGGTGTGTCCAAGCAGCCTGGATGCCCGGCCCAGGTCAGCAATTTCTGAGGCTGCTTTCGGGCGGATGTCCCGGAACTGGAACTGACGGATTGCGGTGGCCAGAGTCTCGTCGAGGTCCTCAAGCGCCGCGCCGGCGGCGGCCGACCGTGCCTCGTCAAAGCGAATGCGCAGCATGGAGGATGTCATCCGGCGCCCATCGGGCGTAGTGATCAGGTACGGGCCGGCTACGCCGCGCTGGCGCCGCTGCTCGCACAGCCGCGCAACGAGTTCTCCAAGCGCCGTCGGGCTGCCGTCGACATCGAGCATGATGCGCAACTTCTTCGACGTCTTGCCCTGGGCGATCTGCAGGTGCCCATCCTGAATGTCCGCCTCACGAATGATCAGTACGTCGCTCGGCCGCTGGGCGGTGAGATAGGCGAGGTCCATTGCGTCGCGGAGTTCCGGTGGAGCCGCGCCGTATACCGCGTTCCAGACCTCGGCCCTGGCGTAGAAGTCGCGCGGCGTCTCGCGGTTCTTGCGAACCCCCTTCACCGGGTTTTCAGTCGTGACGATCCCCCACTCCCTGGCGATGTTGAAAATGTGGGAGAAGAGGGAGAGCTCCCTGTTCGCCCGAACCTTCGCGGACCGCTTGTCCCGGTACTGTGCCAGCACTTGGGGGGTGAGCGCCTCGACCGGCGCTTCTGAAAACGCCTTTCGCAGTTGCGTCAGCGAGAGGAGGTTGTCTTTCTGGGTGCGTGGCGCTTTCCCGGGGATGATCTCTTTTTCGTACCGGTCGAACACGTCACCCCATTTGCGCAGGGTCTTCGGAGCCGGACTGGCATCCAGCCGCGCCCACTCCAGCTTTGCCAGGTCCAGGTCGGTGCCGAGCGGGATTTCCTTCCTCTTTCCGTCCTCGCCGCGGCCGTCGTAGTAGTATCCAACCCACAATTTCCCTCCTTTCAGCTTCCTGGTCCGGCGAATCATCCGGGGTGGGAGATCCCTGTTCTTCGGCTGCTTCGGCCGCATTTCAACTCACCTTCGACAGATCCAGCGTCCACGGTTCCTGTACAGCGACCGTTCCGTTCGGTTTCACTCCGGCCAGCCGCAGGCGGGCATAGATCCGCCCGACGACGGGTCGCTGCGCAGCATTCAATTCGTACTTCCAGCCATGAGATGCCAGCCACTCGACCTGTTTTTTCGATGACTTGGCGCCGATCATGGCCTCCAACTCCTCCTTCGAGAGGAACTCAGATGGGGTTTCCATGGGCAATGCCTCTCCGCCCAGGCGATCGCCCGGGACCGAAATTGAGTGTTAGGATTCTCGCCCCAGCCGGGACTGGCCTCAGGAAGAGGCCGTGGTGGCTCCCGGCTGGGGACTTTGCGATATGCATGCCCGGTCGAGACGTTCGATCTCGGCCAGCGCCAGGGCGCAGGCCTTTACCAGATCGCGGCGCGCGCTGGTCGGCTTCCACCACTGCTGGTCCCACGGCCATGCCAGCGACACCAACAGGGCTGCGGTTCCATCATTCGGAGCGCTGGAGCCGGCCAGGGCGTAGCAGGCGGCGGCGCGGGCCATCTCCCCGTTGTCGTGCTCGTCGTCGTGCTCCGGCGTCCATCCCTCGGCGGTGATCTGCCGTCGGCGCTCTTCCTGCACGTCGATCCAGGCTTGAGGCACTTCCTTGCCGGGCGCGGCGGCGAGCATGGCGCGCAGCTCAGTGGCGAGCCGTGAGGCTTTCCGGGGGCGCGACTCGGGATCGCGGCATTTGTCCGGGCTGACGTGCATGGTGATTTCGGCGAAGGCCAGCTCCATGCACTGCTCGAACTTCTCGCGGAAGCCCTCCGGCACGCTGTGCTGAGCCTGGGCGGCATCGCGCTCCAGCACGATCTGTTGGGCGGCCTTGATGCTGGCATGGTCGCCGTGAACGAACAGATTACCGTCGCCGCCACCAACGCCCATGGTGCATTCATAGGTCGGCTAATGAGCTTCAGCCTGCACTAGGGAGGGTTGTTTCAGCAGCTCGTTAACGCAGGTATCACGTTCTTTCTTGTCGCTGTACCCATTGGGGTTATTCTGTCCGTCTTCATAGCCCCACTCGTAAGCCTTGCGAAGCCGCTCCGCCTCTGGCTGCTCTGGGCACTTCTTGCAGCTTTTCACCCCATCGCCCGGACAGTTCTCGCCTGCTGGCGTTGCGCACACTGACGCAGGGGAGGGTTGCGCCAGGGCGGCGCCGGCCAGGCCCAGGGCGGCTTGCGTCGGCGCCTGGTCCTTGATCAGGGCCAGCAGGCTCTCGGCTGAGGAGTGAACGTCGTCGAGGTCCGTCGACCAGCGGTGCGGGCTGGTGTCGTGGATGTTGTCCAGGGCTTCGACGATGCCGCGCAGGCGGGTGGCGCACTGCTCGATCAGTTGGTGTTGGGTAGAGGACATTGCGGTGTCTCCGGTTGCTCCGGCGCCGGCGGCCGGCAGCGGAAGCATTTGCACAGGCCTATCCGTTGGCCCGTGGTGCGGCAGATGGTGGGGCGGTTCATTGCGGTGCTCAGGTGAAGAGGGTGGGCTGGGCGCTCTGCCGGCCATCCTCATGGACCACCAGGATGTCGAACCCGGCAGTCTCCGGGTAGCAGGTCCAGCCGGGGACTCGGTTGAACTCGTCGATGAACGCCGCGCAGAGTTCGGCCTCGCTCGGCACCAGCGGCGCATTGGATCTGGTCATGGTGCATTCCTTGCCCCGCAGTTGGGGCAGTCGTCGAAGCGCTGATGCTCTGTGATGAAGCGTCCGCAGCCGCTGCAATTCAGCCTGGTGCTGTAGCTCAGGCGGCGCTGGCCCTGGTGCTCCGGCTTGGGTAGCTTCAGGCCGAAGAGCCGGAGGGCTTGCTTGTGGTTGAGGGAGGCCGCCACAGCAACAGGCCTGGCATGCTGGTCGATGTAGGACTTCGGCCAGGGCGCGCGCCCGCGCGCGGTGAGTATGCCGGCGTGGTCGAGCGGCCAGGTCCGTGCGGCGGCCAGGTTGGATGTTCGGCCGGCGGCCTCGGGTACCCAGACAAGACAGTTGCCGTCCCAGTCCCTGTCGTAGGCGACGTAGATGCGGTCGTCCGCTGGGGCGATGGCGAGTGCCTGCGTCCGGGACAGTTCCAGGTCCTGGTGATCGACGCCGTACTCGACCCGGGCGCGCACGTAGTCGACCGGCCAGGGCAGATCGGTTTCCCGGCACTTGTACTGCCGAACTGCATGGGCGCTGGTGAACGTCTCGGCTTCGTCGAGGTTGGTGGTGTAGCCGCCGCCGGCGCGCCAGAACATGGCCCGGCTCCCGACGTTGCTGCGGCTGTCCTGCAGGTAGAAGAGGTCGGTCATGGCGCATCCTCCGCAGGACCGGTGATGTGCTCCGCGTGCAGAGCGCGCATTCCCAGATTGGTGGCTACGGTGAACTCCAGCCTGGCGCCCTTCGAGTCCATCCAGCCGGGCAGCAGAGCGATTGCCTGGCAGGTGAGCAGCTTCTGCAGGTCGAGCCGCAGGTAGTCGGCCCACTCGAAGCCCGGAATCTCGCCGTGCTCGGCGGGGTTCTCGACCTGGTACCCGAGGCCTCGCAGGCGCGCGGCTTCAGCGTGGAAGGCGGGGAAGTTGTGTTCCGGCAGGCCAGTCATAGGCCCGGCGAGGTAGATGCGCTGGGTCACGGCAGCTACTCCTCCCCGACCTGGCGGGCATGCTTGAGGCTGCCGGCCCTGATGCGCTTCCAGTTCTTCCCCCAGTCCTCCGTCAGGCCGCCCTGGCTCACGAAGAACGGGCCGTGCTTCACGAACACGGCGCCGCCGGCGTTGCGCATGACGAAGTAGGTGTTGTCGTCGACCGGCTCGTCCGCTCGGACGTGTTCGATCGCCTTGTCGGCCTGCGCCGTGCGCCAGTCCGGCCAGGTGCGCGCCTCGTTCTTCGTCTGCTTTGCGACCAGGGCGTCGATGATCTGCGCCGGCGTGGCGCCGGTGCGCCAAGCCCCGTCCAGAGCGAGAATCACAACGTCGATCCACTCGGCCAGGTCGCCAGGGGCTTCCTCGATCTCGCGCAGCTCCTTGCGGATGTGGTCGATGACGCCGGCGGCGCGCGACCCAGGCCCGAACGTGCGTTCGCTGAACCGGCGCTGGCGCTCTAGGTGCAGGTCGAAACGGAACACGTCCAGGCGCCCCCGGGCGCGGCCAAGCGCGTAGGCCTCGTCCTGGAACATCAGGAGGTGATCGCTGGTGCGTCCGGTCAGGACATCGAGATAGCGGCTGTGGAGCGCTTCAATGGCAAGGTGATCGTCGGGGTGGTTCTGGTTCGTCATGGCTGCACCTGCTTCTGCGAACGGTTCCAGGGATGCCGGCGCCCGGGCTTGGGCTGCTGGCGCGGGGTGGTGAGCGCGTCGCGCAGGCTCATGCCGGCGGCGACGCGGCGGCGGACGGTCGTCGCGTGGACCGGGCTCTGGAAGAGCTCCACCAGCTCGGCTATGGTCCCGGTCACGCCGTCGACGGTGAATCGTCGGCTCTCGCTCCAGCGTTCGTGTGCTCGCTCCAGCGCGGCGGCCTGCGCCGGCGTGCAGCGTCCGCGCTTCTGCTCGTTCGCACGCTGGTGGTCGGCTGAGCATCCGCGTGCCGGCCAGGTGATCTCCGGCATCAGGGTCAGCAGTTCCCGGAACTTCCAGGGGCCCATGCCGAGCGCGTGCATGGTGGCGCGGCGGGAGAGCCCGCGCGCGGCCGCGTTGCGAATGAACTGTTCGGTGTTCACGGGTTCACCTCCTGTTGCGCGACGCTCAGCGCCACCGCAACCGGGCGCACCCAGATCGGCGTATTGCTGAGCATGAAGGTTTCGCCGGCCTCGGCCAGCAGCAGCGTTGTACCCATCACGCCGGCGATGGCCTCGGCCGCGGCCGGCGGTACGGCGTTGCCGATGCGCTCGCGCCAGTCGCTGTCGCTCAGGCCGTCGAGGATCAACTGTTCTTCCGGGTCCACCAGGCTCTGCAGCGCGGCCAGCTCCAGGGTGGTGAAGGGCCGGTGCCAGGTGCCGTCCAGCGACTGGATGATGCAGGTCAGCCGGTCGTTCGCCGCCGGCATGCGCGGGTCGGCGACGCTCCACCTGCCATTGTCGTGCCGAGCACTGGCCGATACCGCGCCCGCGGACTGGTCGAACCCTACGACACCGTAGTGCCCGCCGGTCAGGTAGGCGTCGCCCTTGGTGCGATCGAGCACGCGCGGATCAGCGATCGACAGCGCGCCGCTGGCCACCTGCTGGGAGCCGGTGACCGTGCCGGTAGCGCTTCCCCACTCGCCGACGTGCAATTTGCGGCTGCTCGCCCCTGGGTGCCAGTTGTGGTACCTGGGATCGGCAACAGCCTGGCCGCCGGAGCTGGGTGAGTGCCCGCCGGTGACGGTTCCGGCGTGGCTCCCCATGCTGACGACGCGAAACACGTTGTTGTGCCGGACGCCGCCTGGGCGCGGGTCGGCCACGGCGAATGCGCCCTGGCCGGTAGTACTGGCCGCGATCACGGTGCCGGACGGACCGCCCCAGTCGGTGACCGGGTACTTGCCGAAACTCTGGCCGCGGGGATCGGCGACGGAGTACGTGCCCTGGCCGGGCGACTTGACGCCGATGATGGCGCCCGAGGTGTCGGTCCAGCGGCGCACGCCGTACTGCTGGTATTGCAGGGCGTTTGCCGGCGCGCGAGGATCCGCGACTGAGAACCGCCCGTTCATCGGGCGGCTCGCGCCGGCGACAACGCCACACGAATCGCCCCAGTGATTCACGCCCAGGACGCCCCGGTGGTACTCCGGCACGATGATCAGATCGCGCAGGTAGCCGTCCTCGACGGCCAGGTCATTCAGGCTGCGCCAGTCGCTGCCGGCGCGCACCAGGGCGAGGCGCACCCAGGTCTTCCACTGCAGGGACGGTACGCGGTGCATTGGGCCGGCGGCCTCGATGTCGCCGGGAAGCGGCATGCGGCCGAGGATGTCGCCGACGGCGCGGAGCGACTTCTTCTCTGGTTCGTACAGGAAGGGCGGCACTTTCTCTACGTGGCGGGCGACAAGCAGGAAGCGCTTCCGGGACTGCGCCAGGCCGCCGAGTTCGCCGCAGTCGTGAGTGGTTTCCGCCACGGCGTAGCCGAAGCCGCCGAGCAGGCTGTTGATCTGGTCCAGCAGGTGTCGGCCGCGGCTGGCCAGGCGCGGGACGTTCTCGAAGACGATCAGCGGCACCGGGTCATCAGCCCATGCCTCGCCCATCAGCCAGATGCAGCGCAGCGTCAACTCGTTCAGCGCCTGGTACTTCGGGGTCAGGCTCATCTTCTCGGACAGCAGGCCGGAGGCCCCCTTGCAGGGGCTGGAGATGAACACCGCGTCCGGGCGCTTGCCCTGGGCGGCGCGGCGCACATCCTCGGGGGTGGCCTCACGCCAGCCTGCCGGCGGCTCCTTGCCGTGGAACCGCACGTACTGGTCGCGGGTGAAGAGGTCCAGCAGGGTGCCCGGGACACCGGCCAGGCGCTCGAAGTCGCGCAATCCGGCCGGGTCCACGTCGATCCCACCAAGGCATTCCCAATGGGCCTCGACGTTGCCGACCCGCGGGCGCGCCCGGTTGAAACCGGCGGCACCGCCGCCCAGGCCGCAGCAGAAGTGGAAGTGGTAGAGGGTGCGCTTGATCATGCGGCGGGTTCCTTTTCGCGAACGTGAGGATGCACTGCGCTATGCGTGATGGCGCAGTGATGTCGTTGGAGTTAGATTTGGAAGGCCCGGCATGGGGCCGGATCAAGGAGGAGAGATGCCTGACTTCAGAATCGTCGAGATCGTGTTCGATGACACCAAGGTCTATTACCGGTATGAGACGGTGGGTGCATCAACAATCGGTGGAGAGCAAACACCTGCTTATCAACAAGACATCATCCTCAATCATTTTCGGTCTGCCGCAGGCTATCGGGGTTCTCCGACCAAGGTTGAAAGCGCTGCACTTGTTGCATCGAAGGCCGTGGGACGAGTGGTCCAAACTTTGAGCGGATCCAAGGCTCAAGCCAGGTCGACAAAGAACGCTTGGGTAACCAAGGCGCATGCAGATGGTAACTATGAGGTTCTCAACACCCAGAGTCGTTAGGCTGTACGCGACCCGCTAGAAGTACGTCAGCACTCCGTGAACAGGCACTGGACGCCGCCCTGCCTGACAGGGTGGCCCACGAGGCATGGTTGAATCGCCCACAGGGCGGCGTCCGGTGCGTGCTTGCTGGAAGAGAAAGCGCCCCGGGTGGGGCGCTGTATCGAGGGTCAGGCCGCAGCCTGCTGCTGCTGGTCGACGAGTTGCCCGGCGTCGATCCAGACCGCTTGTAGCCAGGTCGGCGTCTTCGCCATTGCCTCCTTGAGCGTGCCGGCGACGATCAGCGTGTCGATCTCGCCGCCGGCGGCCAGGCTCTGGAACAGCTTCATCGCCTGCTGAGTGCGAGCAGGGATATCCAGCACGTCGAAGCGATCCAGCAACGCCAGGCGCAGGCCGGAGATCGTCGCGATGGTCAGGGCCAGCGTCGCGTCGCACCGCCAGCGTTCGGACTCGGACAGCAGGCCGTACAGTCGACCGCCGAACGTGACATCGATGTCGGCGCTGATCTGTACCGGCGACCAGCCGGCGGTGCCGGATAGGCGCTGCAGCATCTCGTTCACCGGTCCGATCGCATCGGCCAGGATCTCCGCTGGGATGCCCGCGGGCGATAGGGCATCGGCCAGGGCGCTCCAGGCGCAGACCTCGGCGTGGAATCCGGCGGCCTGCTTGATGACGTCCTGGCGCTGGGCGGCAGCATTGAACGCTTCCTGCAGCGACTGCACCTTGGCCTGCTGCCGGTCACGCGCCTGGCGCAGTTCGTTGATCGCTTGTTCGCCGTTGGCGATCGCCTCGGCGCTGGGCGCCTGGGCGGTTTCGGCTTCCAGGGCGGCGGCCTGCGCGGCGGCGTCTTCGCTCTCCTTCAGGTCCCGCCGGCTGTTGGCGACGGCCCGCTGAGCGCTGGCAAGATACCCGCGGTACTCCTCCAGGCGTTTCGCCGCCTCGGGATCGGCAACCTTCGCCGGTGGCTGGTGCGCGACCAACTGGCCGGCCTGCAGGTCCACGGCGCCCTGGCAATGAGGGCAGGTCAGCGGCTGGTGGGCGGGCTCGCCGCTGGCGGCGGCCTCGGCTGCCATCACCTTCTCCGACCATTCGTCCTGATTGGCCTCGTCGGTGGCCAGCTTGTTGCGCCGGCGGTCGGCCAGCGCTGCGGTTTCGCGCAGAGCGGTGATGCGGCTGGCCCGCGCCTGGGCGTCGGCGTGGGCGCGCTTGCTGGAGCCCAGGGTCTGCTGGGCCTCGTCCAGGTCCTGGGCGGTGGCTCGCAGTTCCGCGCGCGCCGATTCCAGTTCCTCCTCGCTGACGATGACCGGCGGCGCCTCCGGCTCCCACCCGTTCGCCTTCTCGCTGCCGTAGTTCTCGCCGGTGACCGCTTTCCAGGCGCCGCGCGCTTCGCTGGCGTAGTCCTTTGCCTGGCCGACCATGGCGGAGAACCCGGAACGGAGCAGGGGCTTCACCTTCTCGAACAGCGCCAGGTCGATGCCCTTGGCCTTCAGGCGCTTGCCGACCTCGGCCGGGCTGGCGCTGGCGCCGGTCAGGTCGAACAGCACCCGGCGGCGATCTTTGGCGTCCAGAGCGGCGAAGCGGCTGGCGTCGAGCACGAACGGCAGGAACGGCGAGTCGGCGAGCGGGGAGCCTTTGCCGCTGGGCAGCGCGACCCCGCAGGCCTGCACCTCGCCGGCATCGTCCAGCCACTCGACGTGCGCCTCGCCCATCTTGGCGCCCTCGGTTACCAGCTTGTCCATCTCCTTCTTCAGTGAGACGCGGCGCGGCTGGCCGTTGAAGGCCATGGCGATGGCGTCCAGCAGCGAACTCTTGCCGGCGCCGTTATGGCCGGCCACCAGGAGCACCGGCGCAGAAACATCAAGGGCCGCATGACGCAGCCCTTGAAAATTGGTGATTTCGAGTTTCGTTATGCGCATTGCTCACTCCAGGGTGATGGGCTCTTCGGCCGGCGCCTTGGTGGCAACGGCGACGCGGTAGGTGTTGAGGTCAGGCGATTCGCCTTCGGTGGCGAGCGTGATCACACCGTCGTCGAGCAGCTTCAGGGCGACAGCCAAGGACTCGTCGGTGCTCAGCGCAAAGCGCGACTGCAGCCAGCCCGGGGTGATCTCGTCTTTGCGCAGCACCAGAACGGTGATGTCGTCGATGGTGTGGCCGCCGTAGGTTGTGGCGCCGGGCTCGGCGGCACTGCTCAGCAGGTCTTTTTCCGGTTCCGGCGGTGATTGCAGGATCACCTCGCGCTCGCCGTTGGAGTTCGGTGCCGATACAACGCCGGCGGCTTCCATTTCCTCGACGATGCGCGCGGCGCGGTTGTAGCCGATTTTCAGGTAGCGCTGGAGCCCGCTGATGCTGACCCGGCGCGTGTCGATGACATGGCTGACCGCTTCAATGTAGAGCGGGTCCTGCGCGCCAGTGCCGCCGGCGTCGTCGCCATCGTCGCTTTCGTCCAGGGCCAGGGCGCTCTGGTCGGGATCGGGTGCGACGGTGTCCATGCCCTGCAGGTACTCCTCAGCGTCGGCCACCACCAGCATGCAGACCTTGCCGGCACGGTCGATTAGGTCGTGACGCAGCGGGTCGAACTGGCTGACCTTGAAGGTCGCCTTGATGCCTTCTTTGATCGCCACCGACCCCAGGATGCCGCCGATGGCCGGGCGCTCGCCGGCGGAAATCAGCTTGACCGCATACTTCACGGTGCGCTCTACGGTGCTGCGCAGGCGGTCGATGACGTCGGCTTGTTTCTTTTCGGTCAGCTTCGGCCAGACATCCGGCAGGACGCGGACCTCCTGCAGCAGGGCCTGGAGCAGGTCGCGGCCGAGCGTTTCGGCAGCGAGGGAAACTACGGTGGCGGGCTGTTCCTCGTCGAACTCTTCTACGAGGTCTTGAGCGATAGTTGCGGCGGTTTGGGCTGTCATTGGCTGCTGTTCCTACTGGTTGGCGATGCGTTCGAGGGTGGTGTGCTGGGACTCACTGAGGAACATCCGCGGGCCGTAGCGCTGGAAGTTGGCGCGCAAGTCGGCGGTGAACTCTTCTTCCCAGGTGGTGGCAGCATTCAGCTCCGCCGCGCCGAGGAGGCTGTTGAACTCCTCGACACGGTCGAACTGCTCTTCGATGGTTCGGCTGGGCATGGCCGGTTACTCGAGATTGAGCTCGTCGGTGCCGGTGTCCGGCTGCTGATCGGCGGGCTGGCGCTGAGCCGACTTGGTGATCTCGCCACTGACGGTGTCGATCACTTCTCCGGGTTCGTGTTCCAGAGCCTGCTGGCCCGCGCCCGGCGCCTTGTCGGTGACCTCCTGCTGGCGCCGCAGCACGTCGAGGTCGACCGTGAACGAGCCGTCGGCGTCGCGTTTGGCGTCGATGACGTCCTGCAGTTCTTCTGCGGTCTGCAGGCCCATGCCGAGGTCCGGCGCATAGGCGCGCTGCCAGAATGCGGCGGCGCGGTAGATGAACATCTGGTCCGGCATCGTCTTCCACTTGCTGCCGTTCTTCGCTGCCCAGCCTTCGTCGTTCACCATTTTCCAGGTGACCCAGATGCCGTCGAGGCGTTCGCCGGTGGACTTCTCAATCGCCCAAGCCCGGCAGCCGTAGTCGGAACTGCCTGGCTCGCCTTTCCACTCGTAGCGCATTGAGGAGAAGCGACCGCAGGTGTTCACCGTGGCGATCAGGAACTTGCTCGACCAGCCCGGGGTGCCATGCACGATGTAGAGGTTCTGCATGACCATTAGCGGGTTCGCGCCCATGCGCTGGGCCATGTCCAGCGCAATCATGCAGTTGGGCAGGTTGCCTTGGTACTGCTTGGGCACCAGGTCGGCCTGGCTGAAGGCCTTGGCGATGCGCTGCATCAGCTCGAAGCCGTCCATGTTGAAGAACGACATAGCGACAGGTGCCTTGTCGCGCTGACGCGGAGCCACGGCTTGCGTCTGCAGGGTTTCGAGGGTGGTTGTCTGGCTCATGGTGTCTCCGGTCATTCGTGGTAAGGGCAGGTCCGCCAGCGCGGACAGTACTTCGGGCTGCAAAGTGGGCTTTGCGGGTTCGGGGGGAAGAGGCCGGAGCGGAACATGTCGGCGGCGAACTTGATCAGGCCGTGGTGCTCGGCAGTGCCGGCCATCATCTGGCGCGCACCGACGATCTCGCCGACCGCCGCCTCGGGCTTGCCCTTGGTCTTCAGGCCGATGATCTCAGCCGGCGCGGTGATCGCATCGCCGGTGGTGTGCTCGTAGAGCAGTTCGTAGGTGCCGATCTGGGCTTTGTGGCCCCTGGTCTTGGCCACGCCCTGGCTCACCGCGGCGCCGCCGGTCTTCACGTCGGCGATGCCGACGCCGTGGCTATCGCGCTTGATGCGGGCCCGGTCGAGCTGGCCGGTCAGGCGGACAAGGATGCCGCCACCGCAGTCGATCTCCAGCGGCTTGGTCGTCAGCTCCACGGCCACGAAGTCGTAGCGCGGGCTGATGTCGTTGCAGTACTTCGTGTGCAGCGCCAAACCAGTGGACTCGGCCTGACGGAGGGTGATGTCGGCGGCGCGCCAGTCCACTTCGAAATCGGGCTGCTGCAGCGTGTGCACCAGCAGTTCCGAGGCGTCGTAGGCGCTGATCGGCTCGCCGTTCACCCGTGCAGCGTCGAATGCTGCGGTGCTTGCGTGGATCGCGGTACCGAGCAGCGCCCGGGGGGACGAAGGGCTGCGCATCTTCAGGAGGTGTACGCCTTCCCAGCGGAACGCGCAGTCGAACAGCGCGCCCCAGGACGAGGCGCGCACGGTGATGGTTTGCATTGTTGGCTCACTTCCCGGCGATGGGTGCCGTGGCGGGTTGTTCGGCGGTGATCAGACCGCCCCAGGCTGGGGCGAAGATGAGCAGGATGTAGAAGGCGGTCATGGCCAGTGCGCCGAGGAGGGTGGCTTTACGCTTCGCGTTCACGACGCACCCCCAGGCATTTCCGGCCGCGCTTGATGGTCAGTGCCATGCGGCGCGGGAGATTCACCACCAGGGTCTCGCGGGGCAGGCCGAGCACCGCGGCGATGTCGGCGCCGGCAGGCATCACCAGGTCGTCGAGTTGGTCGTCGATGATCGAGCGAACGGGGCGGGTGGTCATGTGTTCGTGCTCCTGAGTTCTGCCCAGCGCGAATCCGCTGCGGCGTCGAGCCGGCGGCGCATGTCGTCGTAGAGGCGGGTGTCGATGAAGTCCACTGCGTAGGCCAGTTCGATCTGGCCGTGGAGGAAGCTCTGTTCGGGGCGCGGGAAGTGGGACCGGCGCATGGCCGTGATGCCTTCCTCAATCATCCGAACCGCGCGTTCATTGCTGAAGGCCATCTTCGTCCTCCTGCTCTTCGTCCTCGGGCTCTGGTTCCGGCTCCGGCTGGTCCCAGAGCGGGTCTCTGGCGAAGTCCCAGGTGTGCTGGGCGTTGCTGAAAGCCGCGCGGTTGCGGCGCTCGCGGTATGTCCACATCGGGATGCTCTCCGTGGTTCACCTGCATTCGGCAGCACCCAGGCACACGGCAGTCGTGCCCGGTGGGGCGCCGTGGTGGGTGCTCTCGAATGGGGGCTGAAAAAAGCCCGGCCGGAGCCGGGCGAAGAGGGGGAACGCTGCATGCGCAGCGGGGAGCGGCCTGGCGGTTCGTCTTCGCGCACTCTCCAGGGCGTACCTGAAGCGCCGGATAGTTCAACCTCCCGGTGGCCTGCCGAGCAGGCCACTCTCCGCTGCGCCCTGGCCGTGCCAGGAACAGGAAAGAGAAGGGCGCCGCCAAGCGCCCTGTCTCCACTTACATGCACCGCCTTATGTGAAAGCGGTTGGGTACAGGCTCGACCGCATGTTGGCGATCTGCCGATTGAGGCTGGGCTACATGGTGAGGTCCTCCGTTGTGCGCGCCGTTGGACCGGCGGGCGCTCGCCGTGGGTTAAACGCCCGGCAATGGGCCAGGCGCCGAAGTCAGGAGATCGCGGTGCAGGCCCGCAACGCCACCGGCGCCGACTGGCCTTCGATCCAGATAACCGCCGCCCCGCCAAGCGACACGCTGGCCCGGCCGACGGTGCGGGTGCGCTGCGGTTCGGCCCCTCGGTACGGGCGGTACTCGATCAGCGCTGGCGCCGGGTGCTCTCGGTTCCAGGCCTCGACCAACTCCGCCGGCGGCACAGGGCGGACGTTGCCGATCTGCTGGTAGATCTCGGAGCGGTGGATGGCGACGTAGTCCGGGGCGGTGATGCCGAGGCGCACCTGGTCGCCTTGGCTGCCGAGGACCGTGACGGTGATGTTGTCGCCGATATGCAGGGTTTCGCCGGGTCTTCTGGTCAGGATCAGCATGGTGTGACTCCGTTCGGGGTGACGGCCACCTCAGGGAAGCGGCGCGAGGTAAGCGGTCAGTACGGTTTCTCGACCTTTCCTTGGTCTTGCAGGCTCTTGACCTTGAAGAGCTCAGAGAGGATGTCATCCATCACCTTGCCCATCTGATTGCGCAGGCCGTCCTTCAGGTGACCGGTGATGTTCACGGCGCTGTCCTTCATCTGCTTCGAGAAGTCTTCGGCGCAGATTTGCGTCATCAGGTATTCGGCGCGGGTGACAGAGTTGTAACCGCCATCGGCTCTACCGGTGCGTGGATCGACCTTCGCAGACCAATAGCCGCTTACAGTTCGCTCCAGCTCTTTGCGAATGCTGGTCGGCTCACCTTCCGGCTGCCCCCAAGCGGTGACGCGCTGGTAATCGCGCTCGAAGCAGTTATGCACGGTTTCGTCGATTGCTTTCTCGACCTGGGCCATTGCGCGTTCGGCGAAGATCTTGTCGATGCGCGATTTCACTTCCCTGGCAATCAGCCCTGAGAGTTCGCTGTCATGGCTCAGGATCTCGTCTGCGGCTTTCGCGACGATGGCGGCTTTCAGGTCTTCTTCATTGATGTTCAGCATATCCGTACCCTCCAGGGCGCGTTGACTTCCTCGATGCGCCTGTCTCCAAGCGCATCTGAGAAATCGTTTATTCATGGGTTTATGCTGAGTAGAGATACCAAGGGTTTAAACCGTCCTTGTGCCTCCAGATGAATCGGTCAAGCTCATGCGAACATGGCGGTTTGAAAATGCAGATATTCCCGTCGACTTTCTCGCACCAACCGATCAGCTCGCCGGCTGGCTTGGTCATGTGCTGCTCACTGGCGAAGATGCGGCAGCCCCGCATCGGCTTGAAGAACTGGTACATCACGCGTGCATCCGCACGGTGATGTAGCCGTTGCTTGCAACAACGTGGTCCCAGCGGTTGAACCAGATGAGGTCGCCGAACTTCTTCATGGCGGCCTGGCGTACCTTGATCAGCACGTCATCCGGTGTCTCGTTGCCTTCCGGCAGAGCAATCCAATCCAGGCGTTTGCCGTTGCTCAGGTGCGCATCGACATTGAATTGAGCCATTTCAGTCTCCTTACCAGGGTTTCCCAGCGTTGATGTATGCGCTTCCTGCGAGTTGCGTGAGCGCAACTAGCTCCATCGAATCGATCTCACCGCCGTAGTACAGGCCGCGCAGCATTCCAACCGTTTCGTGGTACTCAATGCGCGCCTCGCGATCGTCTTTCTCCTTTCGGAGGATCCGAAGGGCCTGGCGTACAGCACGTGAGGATTTTTCATTCATTTTCTGCTCCTCCAGGGCGTGTTGACTTCCCGTCTGGCCCTCGGTGGAGGGCCAGCCAGTGAAATCGGTGTTTCTCCCGCGTTCGCCTGCTGGGCTTCTACAACCCGCGGGTATTGCTCATTGCTGTCATTCCCCTGACTGCGGCGCCGATTGCCGCACGGCACAGCCAGGTTCCTGCCCATTACCGCCGGGGTGGCGGGGCGCATTGCTTTCCGGGTCATTCGCTCGGTTCGGTCTGGTCCTCGTCCGCCGCAGGTTCTTCCTGCGTTGCCCAGGCCCGCATTGCCTGAGCGCGGATCGCCGGTCGCCGGTAGAGGCAATGCGATCTGTTGTTGATTTCTTGCTGTCGGGTTGTTAAAGAGCGGTCGGCTCGGTGGCCTGGCCGGCGGTGTGTTGCTGGCGTGATCAAATAATCACGCAACGTGATTGATCTGTCAAACACGAAGTGTGATTAATTTTTCACGGCACAAGAAAAAGCCCGCTCAAGGCGGGCACGGTTTAAACCGAGAGGGCTATCGGTTGAGTTTGCGGAGCAGCGCGTCCGGCCCACCGTGGTGTTCGATGAACTGGCCGAATGCGTGGCCGCCGGCACCGTAGAAGTTCGCGGAGCGATGCACCAAATTCGCTTTATCGGTATCGCTTAACGGGCACGCCATAATGCGGCGGCAGAGCAGGAGGAAACGCAGATAGTCACCGCCGTCGGTGTCGATGGGTCCGATGTCCGAGGCCATCTGGCCGGCCGTATCGGGACGGGTCTTCGCCACCCAGGTTCCCTGCCACGGCTCCTCTGCGATCTGTGGGAGCAGGGGGCGCTCTCTGCGCTCGATCCGTCCGTGTTGCTGTAGCGCGTGCAGTGGTGTCCGTAGTTGTACTGTCGCTGAGAACCGGTAGCCGTAGATGACCTCGTCGGTGCCCAGAACTCCCCGGGCACGCTGGCGCGCGGCGAGTGCAATGAATGGCGACCAGGAATCGATGACGGCGCGCTTGGGGTGCGTCTGATCTAGGGCGACGAGCAATAGATGATCGGGAAGGATGTCCGGAGGAATTGACGCCTCTGGCGCGTCAATAACTTCGACTGCCAGTAGCAGGGCGAGAACGGAGTGGTCCTCCACTTGGAAGCTCCCATTCGCCGGCTTCAGAACACTGAGCGCGGTGGTCTGGAATCGATGACCCTTCCGATGATCTCGACGTTGTCGTCAACCTTCAGCGTTTCGAAGGTGGGATTTAGAGGTTGGAGGTAGGAGCTACCTGCGTCGCGGACGTACTGCTTGAACGTCGTTTCCCAGCGACCGTCCTCGCCGCGCAAGCGGGCAACATAGAACTTTCCACTGATCACGTCGAAGCCTTCAGGCTGCACCAGAATGCGATGCCCTGGCGGGAACGACACCGGAGCAAGGCCAGTTGGGTCGAACATCGATCGCCCTTTGACCTCAAGCCAATACCCATTGGTCCCCGCGTTCTCCTCGGACGACAGCCACTCCTCGGCATCGCCAGGTAGGAAATTGTCGCACGACTCCATCCATCCTCCAGCTGCAACCCAACTGATAAGCGGGTAGGCCTGCGGTCCCCGCGACGGCTGTAGCGCAGGCTCCACGTTCTGAAGGCTTCCAGAACTGGTCGAGTCCGATCCAATCAGCTCAGCGACCGTTACGTCAAGCACCTTAGCTATTAGCTCCAGGTCGTCCAAGGACGGTTCGCGCGTGTCCTTCTCGTAGTTACCGATCCGTGATTGCGAAGCCCAGCCGCAAGCCTTCGCAAGCTTCGCCTGCGAAATGCCTTTGAGTGAGCGGTAGTGCGCTATGCGTGAGCCAAGTGTGTTCATGCCGTCGATTCTAATCACGGCCTGCAATAAATCCCTTTCACTAATTGTGTTTGCTATCATCACAATGCGTGTTTATCCTGTTGGCGTGACTCGACAGGAGCCAGTCAATGAATCGAATCCGTGAACTCCGCGAGGGCGCGAACGTAAAGCAGGCCGATCTCTATCGCCAGTTGAAGTGGAAACAATCCCGCTTGGCGAACTATGAGCGCGGTGCGCGCACCCCCGGGCTAGATGAGGCAAGGCGCATTGTCCATGCACTGAACGCCTTGGGTGTGTCGTGCTCGATGGCGGATGTTTTCCCAGAGCCTGAAACCGGCGCCGAGCGCCTGGCCAGTTGATCGCCCCCGAGCTGAACCATCGTCGCCCAGGAGGGCCACCATGCATACGTCGAATCCTCGACACGAAACCCGCGATGCCGTGCTGATCGCCATCGCCGAGGACATGATCGCCCGGACCAGCATGTCGCAGGACGGGTTCGCCGAACGCTTGAACATCGAACTGAACCTGCGGGCGCCGGAACGCTGCCGCGCCAAGGACTACCCGGACCTGAAGGCCCTGGAAGGCGCGGCCACCAGCCACGTGGACTACGCCCGGATCTACAAGAACTGGAGCAAGCGGGTGGAGCGCTGGCTCGACGGCGACGTCGAGATCCCGGCCTGGATTGAAGAGTCATGGGTACAGGCACTGGAGCAACCCTGGCGCGAACGCGCGCTGCTGGAGTTGTCCGGCCGGTACGGCCTGCTCCCGGTGCGGCCGGTCGTGGCCGAGGGCATGGACGCGATGAAGGTGTTCGGCGCGCTGATGCGACGTCTCGGTGATGTCGCCGGCGTTGGGACCCGCGTCTTCGACGACATGGTCCTCGATGCGCGGGATGGCCAGTTCCTTCCGGACCTGATCAACGCCCTGGACTCCACTGCGGCGAAATGCACCACGCTCAGCCGCATGGCCAAGTCGGTTCTGGCGGGCGAAGGGTGATCCGTGCCGTCCTTCCAGATCAACGACGAGGAGCGGGAGGCGCTACGCGGCCTACCCATGCTTGCCCGCGAGATCTATGTGTTCGCCCTGCGCCCGTTCATGGACTTCGCAACAGGCGTTGTCGGAGAGCGGCGCGGGATCTCTTGGAAGTCGATTGCCGAGGAGCTCTACGTCGAGCCGCACCAGGGCATCAAGGGCGGGGAGCCCTCCGAAAAGGAACTGCGGCGGGCGCTGGTCTGGCTGCAGAAGGTGGGCCTGGTGGGCCCCAACTTGGCCGAAAGGCGCCTGATTTTTGAGTTGCCGAAGGCTTCACGGGATCAATCCGTCCGAAAAAAAGTGGGCACTAAGTGGGCAGATGAAGCGGGCAGTTATGTGGAAGGGTCGGAGCCCAGTAACTACGCGGCTTTCCCGGAAAAAGAGGGCGGATATGTGGGAGGGGGTGAAAGTGAAAAAGTGGGCACACCTCCGGTATCCGGTATTCCTCCTACTACTCCACCGCGCGAGGACCCGCAGCCCGGACAGCGATTCCCCATGCATGACGCCTGGCTACCCAGCGCCAGGGGCTGGCCCGCGACACTGACCCGTAACGGCATGAAGAACTACCAGCTACGCGACGAGGATCTCCTCGAGTTCCGTAGCTACTGGATCAACCGCCCCGAGAAGTATCAGTCCCAGGGCCAGTGGGAACACGAACTTGCGCAGAACCTCCTCCGCAACCAGCGCTTCGACCAGAACAGGAGCAGCTATGGAAACCAAGCAGGAAACGCCGAAGGCCAAGCCGGCCATCGTGCCGCAAAGCGCGGCCTCTCACATCGACAGGGCCCTCGCTCAGCCGTCGACCGCGTCAACGCCATCGTCGCAGCCAACGAGGCTGCCCGACAGGCTGCTGGAACGGCTCTGGGTGAAGATGACCGAGATGTACGGGCACCGCTGGACGTCGAGTTTTGGCGACAACCCGAATCCTGACGGCGCCTGGGCTACGGTGCTCCAGGGGCTGACCGGCCAGCAACTGGCCCACGGACTCAACATGCTGACGTTCATGGGCAGCCGGTTCGATTGGCCGCCGGCGGCGCCGACATTCCGGGAACTCTGCTTGAGCGTGCAGCCGGAGTCGCTCGGTCTGCCGGACCACGACACCGCGTTCAACCAGGCTCTGGCGTGCCGCTACCGCCACCAGGTGGTCAAGGCCGCCGCCGAGGCCACCGGCGTTTTCGATCTGCGCACCGGCGAGGTGAACGACGATCGCCTCCGCAAGCGCTTCGGGTTCCACTACGCAGAGATGGTCCGGCGGTGGGCAAACAACATCCCGCTGAGCCAGCCCGTCGTCCACGCGATTGAGCATGACACCGGGAAGAGCCTGCTGGACCTGGCCGAGGATGAAGCCGAACAGCAGCTCCGCCGGCGGATGCAAGCCCAGGGCCTGGATGGGCTCAGTGGCGCACAGGCGCGGGAAATGCTGCTGGCCAAGATGCGCCGGAAAGCGCCGGAGGTGCGCCGTGATGCATGACGAACACGCTCGGTTGAAAGACGAGTTTCGCCAACTCCAGATCCAAATGCACGAAGCGGTGGCCAAAGCGGCCCAGTATAACGAGCAGGCTGCGGAGTCTCTTGAGCAGTACGCCAGGGCTCTCGAGCGAAGCATGGCGATCGTGCAGCTTATGAAACGCGGGGTGCACGATGTCTGATTTTCTCTTTGCGGTAACCGGACTTGTGGTCAGCGTGCTGTTCATCTTGCTACTCCTCGGCGCCTCGTTTGCCGCCTGGCAGTTGCAGAAGGCTCGCCTGGAGCTCTACTCGTTCTTGATTCAGGAAGTTATCCGAGGGCTCGATGATGACTGACCTCCGCCCAGTGATGTTCACGGTGCCCGGCGAGCCCGTGGGGAAGGGGAGGCCGCGCATCGGTCGCGTCGGCGCCCACGCCCGGATGTTCACGCCGGCGAAGACGGCGAACTACGAGGGGCTGATCGCGCACGCCGGCCACCAGGCCATGCTGGGTCGCGCGCTGTTCGAGGGCCCGGTGCTGGTCGAGCTCGACATCGCGCTCAGCATCCCTCAATCGATGTCGAAAAAGCGGAAGTCGCTGGCGCTGGCCGGCGGCCTGTACCCCACCAAGAAGCCCGATATGGACAACGTGATCAAAGCGATCTACGACGGCCTGAACGGCGTTGTCTGGAAGGACGACGTCCAGGTCGTGAAGGCGGTGGTGGGGAAGCGCTACGGCGAAACGCCGGGCGTGCGAGTGAAAGTCGTCCCTCTCCTCGAGGGCGAGCAGTGACTACAGGAAACTACAGGGGAGAGTCGAAATGAGACTGATCAGCGCGCGCCAGGCTTGGCACGACGCCTTCTACGAGAGTCGGAACTCAGTGCTGGCGGTGGCGGCCGACAAGGCCGCGCTGGGCAAGAAGGGGCGGGTGGCCAACGAGACGCACCCCGACCGCAAGGACACCAATGGGCGTAGCGCCCACATGCTGGCCGCCGGCCTGGTGCAGGCTGCCATCCGATCGCTGCCGAAGCCGCTGCAGCACTTCGGCCACACGCTGTACTCGCCGCTGGCCACCGGTGACGACGTGGCGATCGCTCACGGCCTGGTCTGGATCGGCGCCGGCCTCGGCCAACTGACCCAGCGCCAGGGCGAGCGGGCTTACTGGATGGCGCTGGCGGCGATCAACTCGCACAAGCGCGCCGTCAATGGCCGCGACACACTGCGCCCGGGCGAGGTCTGCCTCTTCATCGAGGAGCGCCTGGGCTGCCGCATCGACCCCAGCCACTGGGCTCGCGACTACGCCAGCACATGGGAGCGGCTGGCGCACCACGTCGACAAGCTGGATGCCCAGGCGCTGAGGCCGGTCGCCGAGGTGGTGGCGAAGCAGTGCGGCCTGCGGAGGGGGCCGGGCTGGCGCTGGCACCAGGTCGACCGCGATGTGGCGGCGTTGCAGCGCGCCGAGGCCTACGCCGAGCGCCGGGAGCATCACCAGCAGCGTTTGGCGGAACGTCTGCGCAGGATGTCGGACCAGGAGCTGGCGCGGTGGGCGGCGAGGATGAAGCGGTACGGGGAGGCATACCGGGAGGAGTGGGGCGAGGACATCCTGGAATGCCCCAGTGTCCATCAGCGCTACCATGACCGCGTGGCGGCCTACTGGGCCCAGCGGGAGCGCCTGAAACGGGTCGCTTGACGATTTGGCGAGCATTTGGGTATCGTTTTGCCATTGTGCACAGTTGCACCCAATCAACAGATTCCCCCGAAAACCCGGCCCTGGCGCCGGGTTTTTTCGTTTCTGGAGTACCCCATGGCTGAACCGACGAGCAGCGGAGCAGTTGCAGCAGCCGGCGCCGTCGGGCTCACTGCCACCGCGATCATCCCCGGAGTCGACGTCAATGCGGTGATCGGCGGCTTCGCCGGCGCGCTGCTGTTCGTGCTCTGGGCTCACGACCTGACCATGGCCAGGCGCCTCGGCTACCTGCTGGCGTCCTGGGTCGGCGGCTACTACGCCGCCACAGAGGCTGTCGGGCGGGGCGCGACCCAGTTCTCCGGACTTCCCGCACTGGTCACCGCCGCGCTGATCGTCACGATCCTGATCGGCGTGCTCGACTGGATGATCGGTGGCCGCGCGCCGGCATGGCTTCAGATCGTTCTGCAGCGCATCGTCGGCATGATCGGAGGTCGGAAAGATGGTTGACCTGGTGACCCTGGCGGCTGCGGCCGTCTGCGGCGCTATCAGTTGCCGCATCTTCACGTACCAGCGCCACGGTGCCACGTACCGGTTCGGCGTCTCGCTCTGCGCGTACATCCTCGCCGCTGGGACCGGCATGCAGGCGCTGTCGATCAGCCTGGCTGTTCTGATGGCGCGCCACGCAACGCCGATATCGCCCTACCTGCTGGCGGTCCTGCTGGTGCTGCTGGTGCTGGTCTACCGCAACAAGGGCAACATCGCGCCCATCCTGAGGCTCAGTTGAGGTGATCCATGGCGCTGACCAAGAAACAGCGCCTGTTCGTCGACGAGTACCTGATAGACCTCAACGCGACGCAGGCCGCGATTCGGGCCGGCTACAGCACCCGGCGGGCGACGGAGATCGGCTATCAACTGCTTCAGCGGCCGGAGGTCGCCCAGGCCATCCAGGCCGCCATGGCCGAGCGCTCGAAGCGCACCGAGGTCGAAGCCGACTACGTGATCCGCCGCCTGCGCGAGATCGACGAGATGGACGTGCTCGACATCCTCGAGGAAGACGGATCGTTCCGGTCGATCCGCGACTGGCCCAGGGCCTGGCGCCAGTTCCTGTCCGGCATCGAGATCGCCGAGTTGTTCGAGGGCCGCGGAGACGACCGCCGCATCGCCGGCGTGCTCCGCAAGGTCAAGTGGCCGGACAAGCTACGCAACCTGGAACTGCTGAGCCGGCATGTCGGCACCGAGTCTGCCGCGCTTGACTTGGAGCTCAAGCGCCTGGATGTCGCGAAGAAGCGCGCCGAACTGAAGCTGCTGGAGAACCCTGAGGACGATGCGCCGCCAACCAGCGTCGCGGTGACCATCATCGACGCGAGGGTGCGCGATGCCGACGCTTAACGTGCCTCAGGCGAAGTTTCTGGCCTTGCCGAACAAGTTCTGCGGCTTCGTGGCTGGGTTCGGCTCCGGCAAGACCTGGGTGGGCTGCTCAGGGCTCGCCCAGCACGCCTGGGAATGGCCGCGCATCAACGCCGGCTACTTCGCGCCGACCTACGCCCAAATCCGCGACATCTTCTATCCGACGATGGAGGAGGTAGCCTTCGACTGGGGGCTGCGGACCAAGATCAATCAGGCGAACCACGAGGTTCACCTCTACAGCGGCAGCGCCTACCGCACGACGATCATCTGTCGCTCCATGGAGAAGCCCCAGACCATCGTCGGCTTCAAGGTCGGCCGGTCCCTGGTGGACGAGCTCGACGTCCTGTCGCTGGTCAAGGCGCAGCAGGCCTGGCGCAAGATCATCGCGCGGATGCGCTACAAGGTGGGCGGCCTGCGCAACCGTGTCGACGTCACCACCACCCCGGAAGGCTTCAAGTTCGTCTTCCAGCAGTTCGTGAAGCAGTTGCGCGAGAAGCCGCACCTGCAGGACCTGTATGGCCTGGTCCAAGCCAGCACCTACGACAACGAGGCGAACCTGCCGGACGACTACATCGATTCGCTGATGGAGTCGTACCCGCCGCAACTGATCGCGGCGTACCTGCGCGGCCAGTTCGTCAACCTGACGTCGGGCACGATCTACACCGCCTACGACCGCAAGCTGAACGGCAGCCAGGAGACGATCCAGCCTGGCGAGGCCCTTTTCATCGGCATGGACTTCAACGTCGGCAAGATGGCCGCCGTGGTGCACGTGAAGCGCCTGGGCCTGCCGCACGCGGTCGACGAGATCGTCAACGGGTACGACACCCCGGACATGATCCGCCAGATCAAGGAGCGGTTCTGGCTGTACGCCGACGGCGACTATCGGCCGACCCGCCAGATCAGGATCTACCCCGACGCCTCGGGCGATTCGCGCAAATCGGTACGGGCCAGCGAGACCGACATCGCGCTGCTCAAGCAGGCCGGCTTTATCGTCTCGGCGCCCACAGCCAACCCGCCGGTCAAGGACCGGATCAACTCCATGAACGCCATGTTCTGCAACGCCAAAGGCGAGCGCCGGTATCGGGTCAACCCCGACCGGTGCCCGACCTATGCCGACGCCCTGGAACAGCAGGTGTGGGGCACAAACGGCGAGCCGGACAAGTCGGCCGACATCGACCACCCCAACGATGCGGCGGGCTACTTCATTCACAAGGAATTCCCGGTCGAGCGACCTGCGGCCGTTGTTACCACCCTGAGGTTCTGACAATGAACGAATCCGTTTGCCAGTGCTGCGCCGCTGTCGAGGAGATGCGCGAGCACTGGAAGCTGATCGATTGCATCAAGGGCGGCACCTCGGCCATGCGCGAGGTGGGGGAGGCGTATCTGCCCAAGCGGCAGCTCGAGACGAGGGAGGACTATGAAGCGCGGCTGAAGCTGGCGACGCTGCACCCCGCGTTCGAGGAAACGGTCGGCGCCATGGTGGGGCGAGTGTTTGCGAAGCCGGTCGTGATCGGCGATGACGTGCCCCAGGAAGTTGCCGACCTGCTGACCGACGTGGATACGGAGGGACGTGACCTGCAGGTGTTCGCCCAGGACTGGTTCCGCGGCGGATTGGAGTATGGCCTGAAGTTCGCCCTGGTCGAGATACCGCAACGGCCAGAGGATCTGCCGAACACACGGCAGGCCGAGCAACAGGCCGGCTTCAGGCCCTATGGGGTGCTGATCGAGCCTGGCCAGGTGCTGGGGTGGAAGACCGGCAAGGTTGCTGGTATCGACAGCCTGACCCAGTTCCGCTTCCGGACGTGCCGGGTGGAGGAGGTGGACGAGTTCACCGACGAGTCCGTTGAGCAGATCCGCGTGATCGAGCCCCACCGGCATCGAGTGTTCGAGGAGGGCAAGGACGGGTGGGAGATGGTATCGGACACGCCGAACACGCTCGGCTTCATTCCCTTGGTGCCGTATTACACCGCGCGTACCGGGTTCCTCACGGCGAAGCCACCACTGCTCGAACTCGCCCACCTGGTGGCAAAGCACTGGTGGCTCCAGTCCTCCCTGGACAGTCTGGTTGATGTCGCCTGCGTGCCGATCCTGGTGATGACTGGCGTCGACTCCGGCGACGAACTGGCCATCGGTGCGCGCTCCGCTGTGAAGTTGCCTCGGGAAGCCGACATGAAGTACGTCGAGCACACCGGCGCCGCCATCAAGACCGCGCGGGAACAGCTTGACTCACTGCAAGAGGAGATGAGGCAGGCCGGTGCGAAGCTGGTGGAGAAGTCCACCCAGGTCATGACGGCGAAGCAGTCTGGCGAGGAATCGGCGAAGGAGACCAGCAAACTGGCGATGATGTGCCAGGGCCTGCAGGACAGCCTGGTGCTGTTCCTGTCGTACTTCTCCCTCGCACTGAACAACCGCGCCGAGGGCGGCACCGTGCAGCTCCAGCCGAATCTCGACCCGGATTATGCTCCGGCCGAGACCATGGGTGTGCTGCAGCGCATGCGTGACGGCGGCTCGTTGTCAGACCAGACCCTATTCAACGAGGCCCAGCGCCGTGGCATGCTTGCCGAGGACCTGGACTGGGAGTCGGAGCAGGAGAGGATCCGCAACCAGGAGCCTGCGATATGACTCGCTTGGAGGTGCTGCTGGCGGAGTTGTATACCGACCATGGTATCGACCTGATCAGGACCACGGCGGGTATGTCGAAGGAAGTCGAGGAGAAGATCACCGAACTCGCCGAGGAGTTGGTGAAGCTGCTGCAGGGCCGCCGGTTGCCGCTGAAGAACGTCAAGGAGGTCAACGCGATCCTCGACGAGGCGGCCAAGGCAATCAAGGCGCAGTACACCGAGATCGCTGCGGCACATGATGCCAACCTGCGGCAACTCGCGGTCATCGAAGGAGGCTTCGCGTCGAACTCAGTCAACAGCCTGGTGAGCCGGCCAATCATGCTCGGCGTCGGCAAGAACCGACTCAGCGCTGTGGTTGCGAATACGCTCATCGAGGGCGCTCCGACCAAGCAATGGTGGCTCAAGCAGGCTGCGGATGTTTCGTTCCGGTTCGCCGGTGTGGTGCGCAATGGCTTCGTGAACGGCGAGACCACGGAACAGATGGTCACCCAGATCGTCGGCCGCCGGGCTCGGGGCGACCAACCGCCGGTGAAGGGCTTCATGGATGTCAGCAAGCGCGCGGCTCGGACCTTGGTCCACAACAGCGCCCAAGCGGTGGCCAATGGCGCCAGGATGGAGGTCTACAAGGCCAATTCTGGCGAGAATGGACCGGTGAAAGGGTATCGCCAGCTCAGCACCTTGGACTCGCACACCACTGAAATCTGCATGGTCTACGACCAGAAGACTTGGGATCTGCAGTTCAGGCCTGTGGGGCACTCGTTGCCGTACAAGCAAGGTTGCCCGCGGCACTGGGGGTGTCGCAGTACCACTCTGCCTTGGCTCAAGACGATGCGTGAGCTAGGTATCGACGTCGACGAGGTGAAGAGCACTCGGGCGTCGATGGACGGCCAGGTGCCGGCCAGTCTGAACTTCGAGACATGGCTCAAGGGTAAGTCAAAGGCCTTCCAGGACGAGAAGCTGGGGCCCGGCCGCGCCGACCTCTGGCGCCGAGGCGTCATCACCTTGAGCGACCTGTTGGACCAGCGGGGCAACCCGCTGAGCCTGGCGCAACTCAAGTCGCTGTACGCGCCCGACTGATCTGATCACCAATTCGTGTAGGCCCCGGCAATGTCCGGGGCTTTTTTATGCCTGCGTTTCGGATGGAGCGGGGCGCCTTCCGGGCCGGATGGCCCATCGCAATGGCCGGATGGCCGGAGAAAGACGAGATGAAACTGAAGACTGTCGAAGTCGATGGCAAGCAATACGCCGAGGTCCAGGATGGCAAGCCGGTCTACGTGGAGGATGACGGCAAGGAGATCGCTTTCGATGCGGTCGGTACCCGAGCCACCATCACCCGCTTGAACGGAGAGGCCAAGCAGCACCGCGAGCGGGCGGAGAAGGCCGAGAAGATCGCAAAAGACTTCGAAGGCATCGAGGACCCGGCCGCAGCGCGCAAAGCCCTGGAAACCGTCGCCAATCTCGACGCGAAGAAGCTGGTGGATGCCGGCGAGATCGAGAAGGTGAAGGCTGAAATCGGCAAGGCCTACGACACCAAGCTGACCGAGGTCACCACGCGCGCGGAGCAGTTGGAGCAGCAACTCTACGCCGAGAAGATCGGCGGCAGCTTCTCCCGCTCGAAGTTCGTGGCAGACCGCCTGGCTGTTCCGGCCGACATGGTGCAGTCCGTGTTCGGCAAGCACCTGAAGATCGAGGACGGCAATGTCGTGGCCTACGACGCCCACGGCAACAAGCTGTACAGCAAGGCCCGTCCCGGCGAGGCCGCCGACTTCGATGAAGCGCTGGAGATTCTCGTCGACCAGTACCCCTACCGCGACCAGATCCTGAAGGGCTCTGGCCACTCCGGCGGCGGAACGCCCCCGGGCGGCAAGCCCTCCGGCAGCACGGCCAAGTCGCTCGCCGACTGCAAGACCGAGGCCGAGAAGGTCGCCTACCTCGAAACGATCAAGTAAGGAGGCCACATGGCTTTCGATCTCGCTGTATTCAACAAGCAGACCTACACGGCTCTGACCGAAACCGTCGCCCAGGCGATCGACAAATTCAACCAGGCATCCGCCGGCACCATCGTCCTGCAGAACGCGCCGGCGCAGGGCGACTTCGACATCAAGGCCAGCTTCAAGCTGATCGCCAATCTGGTGCGCCGCCGCAACGTCTACGGCAACGGCGACGTGGCTGCGACTCGTCTGACGCAGTTGCTCAACGCCGCGGTGAAGGTCGCCGCCGGCACGCCACCGATCGAGTATGAAGCGGCCCAGTACAACTGGGTGTTGCAAAACCCGGCGTTGGCGGCCCTGACCATCGGTGAGCAACTGGGTAAAGCACGTGTCGCGGATATGCTGAACACCGCCATCCGCGGCGCGGTGGCTGCAATCAGCGGTCACGCCGACGCGACCCATGGCAGCGCCACCGAGACCGCAACCTTCCGCACCCTGAACAAGGCGGCGTTCAAGTTGGGTGACCGCGCCAACGCCATCGCGGCCTGGGTGTTCCATTCCAGCGTGGTCAGCGATCTCTACGACAACGCTCTTGCGAACGCCGAGAACCTGTTCACCTACGACGGCGTGAACGTGATGCGCGACCCGTTCGGCCGTCTGTTCGTGGTGACCGACGCCGACTCGCTGATCGTGCCGGCTGGCGCCGACCCCGAGGCCAACCCAGCTTCGTTCCGCTCGCTGGGCCTGGTGCAGAGCTCGGTGCTGGTGACCGGCAACAACGACTTCGACGCTGTTCTGAACCGCACTACCGGCAAGGAGAACCTGGGTTCGGTCTACCAGGCCGAGTGGAGCTACAACCTGGGCGTGCTCGGTTACACCTGGAAGACCGGTGCGGGCGGCGCTTCGCCGAACGATACCGCGATCGGCACCGCGGCGAACTGGGAGCGCACCGCCACCAGCGTCAAAGACACCGCCGGCGTTCTGGTGCTGAGCAAGTAGCCGCAGAGGGGCCGCTAGGCCCCCTTTTCATGAGGTGGACAATGACCAAGAAGATTCTGTGGTTCGTAGCGGGCCCGGCTACCTCGGACCAGATGGAGTTCGCCCAGCGCAATGGGCTGACGATTCGGGATCCGCTCGCCTATCGCCAGGGTGACTTCCTCGAACAGGCCGATGCGGTGGCCGGCGAGGTGCCGCAGGCATACTCGGCGGCCTACGGCCTGATCGAACTGCAAACCAGCGGTGCTGCGAAGGCTTCGGGCGGCCAGGACGGCGAGCCAACCCTCGACGAAATCAAGGCTGACCTGAAGGCTCTCGGCGTTGCGTTCGATGGGCGTGCAGGCAAGGCTGCGTTGGCGAAACTGCTCGCCGAGGCGAAGGCGGCCCAGGAACCCTCGCCGTTGAACGACGAGCAGGTGCTGGCGCGTCTCGTTGAACTGGGTGTCGAGGTGCCGGAAGGCGCCACGCCCGATTCGCTGCGCGAGTTCCTGAAGGCGACCGAGGAGAAAGCCAATGGCGGTGGTGACTGAGGGTGACAGCGCCAACAGCTACGTCTCCGTCGACCAGGCTACCGAGTATCACGCTCAGCGCGGCAATGCTGCCTGGGCGTCGGCCTCCAATGACAGCCGCTCCTCGGCACTGATCAGGGCGACCGACTACATCGACCGCAGCTATCAATTCCGAGGCTCGAAGGTCGACCCGGACCAGACGCTGGAGTTTCCACGCACCGGCCTGGCCTGGCCGAACCGGAAGCTGCAGGCCGCAACGTGCGAACTGGCCCTGTTGGCGCTCGACGGGCCGCTGGACACGGTACAGCAGGCCTCCGCCGTGAAATCCGAGACGGTGGGACCCCTCACCACGGTCTACGCCGATCCGGTGAACCAGGGGCAGCCGCGCTACGTTGCAGTGGATCGGCTTCTGGAGGCGCTGACCGTCGGCGGCGGCATGTTCAACGTCAGGGTGTCGAGGATGAGCTGATGGCCGATATCTACGACCGTTCCCGGGTGATGGCCATACGAATGCTGGCACCGCGGAGCAAGGGCGGTAAGGGGCTTGAGCTACGCCTGACCAAGTTCGAGCAGGGCGAGTACGACCCGGCGACCGGTGGAAGTCCAACCATCGAGCGCCGCTTCGATGGTTCCGGTATGCGCCAGGACTACGATGTGCGGGTTATCGACGGTTCGCTGATCCAACAGGGTGATGTCGAGATCATCATGTCACCAGTGCAGCTCGGGGGGCAGGACATGCCGGCGCCGAGGAACGGCGACCGTATCGAGTTCGACGGCGAGGCCTTCAAGGTGGTGACTGCGAAAGCCTGGAATTATGCCGGCCTGGACATCGGCTTCGTCGCGCAAGCGAGGAGGTAGCGCATGGCCCGTGGCTCTCGCATGCGTCAACGCTACTCGGGGCGCCAGGGCAGCTTCGCTGCAGCGGTGGCGCAGTTCCGCGACCAAGCCTTGGCTGCCGGCGATGCGATCTACCAGCGGATCATGTTGGACCTGTCGATCAAGGTGATCGAGAAATCTCCAGTCGGTGACCCGGAGCGGTGGGCCGCGAACGTCGCCTACCGCCAGCGAGCGAGTGCTGTGGCGGACCGCTACGACGAGAACGTTGCGATTCGCAACACCCTGATCAACCTGAATCCGAGCAACTTCACCAGGAACGGGAAGCTACGTCGAGGCGTGAAGCACGCGAAGCCGCTGACCAAGGCGGAGCGTGACCAGAACTTCGACGTCAACGGGATGGTGGCCGGGCGCGGGTATGTTGGCGGGCGCTTTCGGGCCAACTGGCAGTTCAGCATCGGCACGGCCGCACAGGGGGAGATTGATGACGTCGACCCGACTGGCAGCAAGGCAATTTCTGCAGTGACCGCCGGGGTCCAGCCGCTGAAGCTCGGTGATACCGCCTACCTGGTGAACAACCTGCCGTATGCGGTACCGCTGGAGTACGGGCACTCCAGCCAGGCGCCGGCTGGCATGGTCCGGGTGACCATCGCCGAATTCCAGCAGATTGTGGAGGCCGCCGTCAGGGCGAACCAGGCATGAGTCACGAGATCATTCAGCAATTGTTCGAGGCTCGCCTGGACATCTGGGCGAAGGCCAAGGGTATCCCGGTCGCGTACCCGAATGTGACGTTCGAACCCACGCCGGGTGCCATCTATCTGCGCTGCTTCACGCTGCCCGCTGGCACTACCAGTAGCGACTTGGGCGGCTACCACCGGGGCTTCACCGGTGTGTTCCAGATCAGCATCGTGGTCCCAGGCGGGCAGGGCACCGGCGTTGCCGCAGACATTATCGCCGAGTTAGGTCAGCAGTTCCCTCTCTACAGCGAGTTGTCTCGCCCCGGTTTCTCTGTGCAGGTGGTGAGCCCACCAGCGCCGGGACCCTGG